AAACCGACCGCACTTTATCGTGTGGCGGTTTTCTGCACCCAAAATTCAGCATTATCCAAGTAATTTATTCTTTTCAATCCATTGTTTAATTACAGGAAAGAAATACAAGCAACAACGAACGAAAAGAATAATTGAACAAATTTTCGCAATATAGCCCAATTGTGCAGCAGTGAGTGTTATGCCAAAGAAAATAAAGAGTTGTTGTTCACCCAAAATTAAAAAATTAAGGGAAATTACCACCGCAATAAGCACATAGTTAATGATTGCAGAACAATATTTCATATATTCACCAATGAGGATTAAGACAATGAAAAAACAAATTAAATCTATATTAGTTACTTTTAAAAAGAAAGAGCCAATCATTATTTTAACCTTTCTGTTGATTGCACTTTTTACATTGTTTTGTTAAGCCAGTAAAAGGAAACGATTATGAAACACATCAATATATGGGATCTAACGGGCGCATTCATTCTTGCGCTTATTCTTGGTATTGGTTGTCATCCAGTATCAGCAAACGAACAAGAAACAGATTATTACAATCACTATCTAAGCGAACAGATTAGCAAAGAACGACTTGCAAAAATGGAACGTGAAGCGAAAGCTGAATGGGTGCAGGAATACGGTGATATCCCCCCAAACTTAGCGAGCGAACAACTGATTTATCTCAAGGTTTACGCACTTAAAGAACAGGAGCGAAGAAATGGCACGCGTCAGAAAGAAAGGCGATAAAACGCTCTCCTACTCTATCGAACTCCATCCAAAAGGACTGGGGTTTGTTGTTATTGAGCGTATTGGCAAAAACCAAGAAAACAAAACAGGCTGGCAACGTAATTTTTCAAGTAAAGATTTATGCGAAACAGCAATAAAACTTCGGCAGAAAAGCAGAGAGGAGTTTTTAAACGCCTCATGCAAGCCAGCAAGACAATTTTACATTTGACGGATTGAGCAGATGAAAATAACAGATTCACAATTAGCAAGAGCGGTCGATATGCGAGATGTTGCAATACTTGATGAAATATGCGATCGCGAAACATTAGAAGAACAGCAAATAGCGCACTTTGAAGATCAAGTAAAACTTGGTAACACTTGCGAATTTTATTGCTTAACCGAGCAATTGTCCAGTGATGATAATTTTTGGTTAGCAATCGGAAGTGGTTCTGATTATCTCAAGATTAGAGATGAATATATTAAGCGTATTGTTGTTGAAGATAAATACTATCAGAAAGAGGATTATTAAAATGGCACAAGTTGCAACACAACAAAATAAATTACCTAGCGTAAAAGATTTTTTCGAAAAGCCAGCAGTTAAGCAAAAAATCCAAGAATTACTTAATAAAAACGCCGCGGCATTTTCGACTAGCGTTCTTCAGATTGTGAATAGCAATTCTTTATTAAAAGATGCCGACCCAATGACGATTTTTAACGCCGCTTGCATGGCGGCAACGCTAAATTTACCACTTCAAAATGGTCTAGGGTTTGCCTATATCGTTCCATACAAAAACAATAAAACGAAGAAATACGAAGCACAATTTCAGATTGGCTATAAAGGTTTGATTCAACTTGCACAGCGTTCAGGACAATTTAAACGATTTGTTGCAGTACCTATCTATAAAGAACAGCTTATTGCAGAAGATCCAATTAATGGTTATGAGTTTGACTGGAGCAAAAAGCCAGCAAATGGTGAAGTTCCAATTGGTTATTATGCTTATTTCAAGCTGTTGAATGAGTTTACTGCCGAAATTTATATGACGACTGAAGAAGTCAATGAACATGCTAAGCGGTATAGTCAAACTTACCGAACATACTTGCAGAAGAAAGAGCAAGGGCAATGGGCGACAAGCGTTTGGGCGGATAACTTTGAAGCCATGGCACTAAAAACAGTTATGAAGTTATTGCTATCAAAACAAGCCCCTTTATCTGTCGAAATTCAAAAGGCAGTATTGGCAGATCAAGCCGTTGTTAAAGATGTCGAAAAAGGCGAATTTAACTATGTAGATAATGCCAATATCCAAGATGCAGAATTCACAGATTTAAAAGTCAGCAATGAACAGTTTGAGCAATGTAAGCAAAACATCATTAACGGTGAAACAACATTACAAGAATTGTGCGATGCAGGGTTTGATTTCTCATCCGCACAGTATGACGAATTGGAGCAAATAGAAAATGAACGAAACGGAAATGTACAATCTTAAAGTTAGATGTTCAATGCTCCACCGCTTGATTGGCGAGCCTAAAACAAAGGCTGATAAAGAAGCTGGTAAAATCACAGAAACAGCAAAAAGTGCGGTGCGTGAGATTGTGAAGTTCGATCTGTTTGGTTATGAATCCTTTGAGGGTAATAAATACACTCAAAAAGGGAACAACCTTGAAGATCAGGCAATCAAGCTAAGTGGACTAAGACGAGGTTTACCGCTTAAAAAGAACACCGAACGAAGAGAGAATGACTTAATTACGGGGGAATGTGATGTTTACATTCCCTCTCGTCGTTTAATCATTGATACAAAATGTTCTTGGGATATTGGCTCACACCCTTTTTTCATTGATGAAGCCGAAGACAAAGCCAAAAAAGCCGGCTACGACATTCAAATGCAAGGTTATATGTGGCTGTGGGACTGTGAAGAAGCACAAATAGACTTCATTCTACTTCCCACTCCATTAGACCTAATTAAGAGCTATGAGAATGCAGAAAAATTTGTTGATTTAGTTGAACAAATACCGCAGCAGAAACGCATTACAACGGTTGTGGTAAAGCGTGATGAAAAGGTTATTGAAAGAATAAAAGAACGCATTCCAAAAGCTCAAGCTTATTATCAACAACTTATTCAGGAGGCTATGTAATGGCTGGGGTTAATCGTGTAATTATTTTAGGAAATTTAGGAAGCGATCCTGAAATCCGCACAATGCCAAATGGCGACCCTGTTGCAAAAATCAGCGTCGCAACCAGTGAAAGCTGGATCGACAAAAATACTGGCGAACGAAAAACACAAACTGAATGGCATTCTATCGTGTTCTATCGTCGCCAAGCAGAAATTTGCGGTCAGTATCTCAAAAAAGGATCGAAAGTGTATGTGGAAGGGCGTTTAAGAACTCGTAAATGGCAAGACCAAAACGGGCAAGACCGCTACACCACAGAGATTCAAGGCGACGTATTACAAATGCTAGACAGTCGCCAAGATTCACAGCAACAGCAAGCACAGGCACCACAAAATAATGCTTATGCGAATGCGAAAGCTGGAAAGCCTGTACAGCAACAAGCATATAACTTTGAAGAGGATAATATCCCATTCTGAATTCCATATAATTTAAAACACAGAACAACAGCCACTTTAACAAGTGGCTTTTTATTGGGTGAAAATATGAATAAAGAAATCAAAGAATTAATCGATAAAATCGAACAATGGGTTGAGGATCGCGACATCTTCAATGGTTCAACTGTAAAAAAACAGATCAAAAAACTTGCCAAAGAAATTGGCGAGTTATTCAGTGGAGATAACAAAAATAACCTTGATTTAATTAAAGATGGCGTAGGAGGTTGCGTAGTTGTGCTCATTAATCTCCGTAAAATGCTAAATATCGAGGAAACTCTTTTAAATACATATCTAGATTCTGATTACATCTTCGAAGAAGATAATGTATTTGACGCAGATGAACATCTGTTCTGGATATTAAGATTCATCGGATTCCTTTCTGATTATGGTGTTCCAGAAACGGAGAGAACTTATCCTAACTCCGTTAATATGATTTTCTACAACTTAATGCGTTATTGCAGAGCTAAGGAAATAGATTTCATTGATTGTATTCAACACGCCTATGATCAAATCAAAGACCGTAAAGGCAAAATGATTGATGGAGTTTTTGTCAAAGAGGAAGATTTATAATGATTAAAGAAGTATTAAACGAAAGAGAAACAACGCACGGTGATTTTCACGCGGGCGCAATGGATTTTAAAGAGCTGATGAACGTTATTAATAGCGGTAGAAATAATATGGACTCATCGCAATACTATGCGCTCACAATGATAGCTACAAAGATTGTGCGGATTGTAAATGGAAATGCACATGAAGTTGACCATTGGCGAGATATTGTGGGTTATGCAACATTAGGTGGGCGTTTGAATATTGAAGATGAACCGTTAACTGCACAGCCTGCTGTCAACATTTTACTTGTTATTGACTATCCACAGAATTAATTCAGTTATTAAGTAAAACTTAAATACTCAACAGCACGCAATAGCGTGTTTTTTTGTGCCAGAAAAAGGGAAATAAACATGGAATTTACAGGCAAGAAAAAATTTAAAGTTAGCACAAAAACATTTGAATCTATCGAGATTTACGCAGTATTTGAGATAGATTTTGACTTTCCGAAAGTTAAAGAAAGAATTATTGAGATGTCAACATTTTGGTCTGGCTCACCTGAACCAAGTGACCCACTTATTGAGCATATTCAATTTGTTTTACCAATTGCAACAGACTCAGTATATGACATCGCAAGACGAATTTTTTGGTTATCAAGCGTTAACGATATAGATAAGAATTTATGGAATAAAAAAGAAGGTTTTGCTTATTGTGAATATATCGGAATTAAATTAATAGACTTCCATGCTGACGAAGTGAGTGCAGATATTTTCGAAGTTGAAGAAATGGAGGAATAACTATGTTTTGGTTTAAAAACCTCATGATTTATCGTCTCACAAAAGCATTGGATTGGACGGCAGATAGCCTACAAACTGCATTACAACAATGTGAGTATCATCCTTGTCAACAATCAGACATGAGTAAATTTGGGTGGACAAATCCCCTGCGTGGCACTGAGATGTTACATTTTTCGGTGGGAAAACAGATTTTATTATTGGCACATAAAGAAGAAAAGATCTTGCCTGCCCACGTCGTAAAAGCAGAATTGGAGCAACGTATTGAACTGCTTGAGCAAAAAGAAAATCGCAAGTTAAAGAAAGTCGAAAAGCAAGCATTAAAAGATGATGTAGTATCGATGTTGTTACCTCGTGCTTTTAGCAAAAATCAACAAACAGCATTATGGATTGATACTGAAAATCAGCTCATTTATGTGGATGCTGCCTCATCTAAACGGGCAGAAGATGTGTTGGCATTGTTGCGTAAAACGCTTGGATCGTTGCCGGTTGTTCCGCTGACTTTCGCTAAAGCACCAAGCATTGTGATGACGTCATGGATTAATGAAAATCCAACATGGCTCACATTGTTAGAAGAAGTTGAACTTTTAGGCACAACAGAAAGCGGTTTGATCAAGTGTAAAAATCAGGACTTAAACAGCGAAGAGATTGATAAAATGCTAGAGTCCGACAAGGTTATCACCAAGTTATCGCTAGAATGGGAAGATAATTTGTCATTCATTCTCAATGAAGATGGCACGCTTAAACGCTTGAAATTTGCGGACAACGTACTTGATAAAAACGACGACATTATTTTGAAAGAAGATTATACGCAGCGTTTTGATGCTGACTTTATCTTAATGACAAGTGTTTTATCCGAGCTAACAGAAAATCTGCTGAACGAATTTGGCGGTGAGAAAGAACATGATTAATAAACTACTCCGACTTTTTGAAAAGTCAGTGAGAATTGCAATTTGGTTACTGTTCATCGTTTTTATCTTAGATGTCACGGGAATTTGCGATCTTGATAAAGTCCAGAAAGCTTTTGTTATAACAATGTTGATCACATTATGGTTACTACGTATTGAAATAACGCTTGAGAAAATCAACAGCAGATTGGACCGTGGAATAAGAATTTCTTACTCATACACTGACAAAGACGGTGTGAAAAAGACAGTATCCTATTTAATCCAACAAGCCACTTGATTGTGGCTTTTTTATTTTTAGAAATTGGAGAAAGAGTATGCCGAATTGGTGTGAAGGAAATTTAAAAATAAGAGGAAAAATTGAAGATGTAAAGAAATTCCTCGATGAACAAATTTATGAAAAAGGTGAGGTCATCTTAGAAAAAGATGAAATAAAACTAAGTGGTGTAGGCGGACACTTAAAAGACACTCATAGATGTTTCATAAGTGCAGGCAAGGACGGATTTCATGATGAGTTTTATGCTCGTAGAGATGGAAATATCATTGTAATAATTCCAGTTCAGCACGCATGGGGACCGTATTTACCATATTTTGAAGAGTTAAGTGAGAAATATAATGTCGATTTTAGATTTTATGGTTATGAGAGAGGACTTGAGTTCAATTGTGAGTTTGAAATCATAAAGGGTAATATCACAATTCACCGAAAGATTGAATTTGATAACTACGAATGGGAATGTCCTGAGCCAAGACTTGGTGGTTAATTATGACAGAAACAGAATAAGCCGCTTAATTGTGGCTTTTTATTTTTAGAAAGGCAATTATGTTGAAAAACAAACCGATTCTAGATGCATGTTGCGGTTCTCGTATGTTTCACTTCAATAAGAATAATCCAGCAGTTTTATTTGCGGATATTCGAGAAATCGAAACAACATTTAAAGACAGAGATAAACAGAGAAAGTTAGAAATCAAACCTGACATTTTCCACGACTTCACATCAATGCCGTATCCCGATAAATCATTCAAACTAGTCATTTTTGACCCGCCGCATTTGGTACAGGGTGGTGATAATTCTTGGCTAGTAAAGAAGTATGGGAGGCTTGATAAAGACTGGAAAACACAGCTTAGAAAAGGCTTTGAGGAATGTATGCGAGTTCTCGATGATTTTGGCACACTAGTTTTTAAGTGGAATGAAACACAAATCACAGTGAAAGAGATTTTAAGCATTCTTCCAGTACAACCCATTCTTGGACATAAGTCAGGAAAGGCGGCAAATACGCATTGGTTATTATTTATGAAAGGAATTTAACTATGACAGAAACAGTAACAATATCTAAATCATTCTATGAAATGTTATTAGCTAATACAAAGAGAATGAATTTTCTTGAGCGTTATCGACCAACGATTGGAAAAGATAGTGAAGAAAAAGGGATTGAGCTTGTAGTCGAGGAAAGAGGAATAATTGATACTTTACGTTACGGTGGCGTAGCAGAATGTATCGATGGCGCAATCAATGATATACAAGAGCTTCAAAAGGTATTTTGGGTCGGTGAAGAAACAGAAATATATGCGGCGCGTTCACTTGAAGAGTTGGTTTTGGAAAAATGGTTCACTGAAGTGGAGATGGAAGAATATAAGCGCGAGGGTGCTTGGGGTGTGGTCACTGATTTAAACAAAGAGCTTAACGTCTTCAATGAAGAGACAGGGCTTAAAGAGAAAACAACACTTAAGCAATTATTAGAAGATTGCGTAAACTTTCCAGACCAATTGCTTACTAGCTACAATTGAGGTGGGTTATGACAGTAACAATTACAAAAGCAGAATATGAAAGTCTTTTAGCAGATAAAAAAAGATTGGACTTTATTGAAAAAAACTGGTGTGAAGTAATAGATGGAATCCCAGAGATTAAGATAACAGCACATATTATTGTTGGAGAAACCCAATTAAGACCTGCGTTAGATCAAGTCATCAATGGCTATGAGAAGCTTAATTTTCATTGGGAATATAGCAACTGGATTAGTGTTGATGACAAGTTACCAGAGGTTGAAACACCAGTCATTGCTTTTTGTGAAGGTGAATATGGAGAGCATTACGCAATTGCATCAAGAGAAATTGTTGACGGTAAATATTCTTGGGTAGCCATAAATCAGAATGGTCCAATTTATGATCTAGCTATTAACGTTACACAATGGCAACCGCTTCCTCGCCCATTAATAAAAGAATAAGGTATTTAATTATGACAGAAACAGAAAATAAATACTTCGCAGTAAATGTTTATGATGAAAACAGCATTTCATTTTACAAAACTGAAGAAGAAGCTAAAGAAGAGTGCTTGAACTTCGCTGAAGAATTTCATCAACAATGTGCTGATGGTCAAGATATGCAATGTTATGAAGATCGCATAAGTCATGCGATATATGGTGTTGTTCTTGGTAAAGCTGAATCTAAAACTAGAGATTTAAACGAAGAGGAAAAACAGTCTGGTCTGTATGACGGAATTGATTGCATGGTTGAACTGCCAGAGATTGTGGAATTTCAAAAAAACAACGGCTGGATTGCGTGTTCAGATAGATTGCCACAAGCGGATGAAAGAGTACTTGTATATTTCAAAAACAAGATTAGAGATTTTCAATCAATTACTTTATCTGAATTTATTGACGGAGAGTTTAATATGGGGAGTAAACTTTTCCAAGTAACACACTGGCGCCCACTTCCACCACCACCGACAGAGTGAGAATATTTATGGAAAAAGATTGGATTAAAAATCTTAAAGTTGGCGACACTGTGTATTTTGTAGAAACAGGTAGACGATCAACATTTGAGCGTGAAACCGAAGTTCTAAAAATCGGAAGAAAATATTTAACAATTAGAGTGCTTAGTCAAGATAGAAAGATCAATTTATCTGATGGGTATGAAGAAAGTAAATATGG